AATATCAAAAATGGCGTTGCTACTATGGAAACAGCAATAAGTCTATTCAATGGTAGAATTGTTATTCTAGTTGCCAAAACTAATGAAAAGTTTGAACTTGCTGGCGGTGATAAAATAGAACAATACTTGTATTGTGCTAGCTATCACACTGGAAGAGATCAAGTAAAAATACGATCTTCAAATACTAGGGTTGTATGCAATAATACTTTTTCTTACTCTTTGCGTGAAAATGCAAAAGTTCAAGGTTTAGTTAGTCATAGGTATGAATTTACTTCATCTATTGAACAACAGGTTAAAGAAGACCTAGGTATCAATATTGAACAAATGAAGGAGTTCAAAGAAAAAACTGAATTCTTGGCTAGCAAGAAATTAAAAGAGAATGATTTACTCAATTATCTTTTAGTGGTTTATCAACCAGAATTATTGAAAGAACAAAGTTTCAATGTTTCTAAGTTGATGTCTGATGGTTATGAATTCAAACCTAATATGAATGTTAATAGAGCTTATGGTGCTTACCATGATACATTTGAACAGAATGGTAAAACATTTAAGCTTGAAAATACTGGTAATGATTTATCATCTTGTAAAGATGATACATGGTGGAAAGCATTCAATTCAATTACTTACAATGAAGACCACTTGCGTGGCGGTGCTACTCGTGATGAGTTCAGAACTAAACGCGCATTACTTGAAAACAATTCAGTGAAATCTAAGGCGCTAGACGTTGCCTTAGAATTAGCCGCTTAATCAGTAAGCAAAAATAAAACCCTAGGTTTAGCCATGCTACCTAGGGTTTTTTATTTCTTGACTCGGTACTAAAATAAATCGTAGATTTATTTTAGTACCGCGTTTAACTTTTGTAAAGTGCGCATATTGTCGCACCTTTAGGCTTTAGACCCCCGCCCCCCTAAATATAAAATCGGAGTCCCTACTATCTCACTCTAAACTCTATTCCAGACAAACCCACACCCCTAAATACGTACGAATGAAAATATTGATTATCCCATAAAAATATTATATAAAATTTTTCATATGGTTAATCAAACCGAAGTGGAGCTTCAAGCTCAGTTAATACAAGAACATTTGAAAAAATTAGAATCTGCGGAAAAAAACTTTATACCTTTTGTCCGACACGTTTGGCCAGACTTTGTCTCTGGTTATCATCACAAAAAAATTGCAAAAAAATTTGAGGACATACGGGATGGTAAAATCAAAAGACTTATTGTCAATATGCCACCGAGACATACCAAATCAGAGTTTGCTTCTTTCTTGTTTCCATCTTGGTTAGTTGGCAATAAACCTACACTCAAGATAATTCAAACAACACACAATACAGAACTAGCTGTAAGATTTGGTCGTAAGATGAAGAACCTTATTGACAGTCAAATTTATCAACAAGTCTTTGACCAAGTTTCGATATCCGCGGACAGTAAAGCAGCAGGCCGTTGGGAAACAAACAAGGGCGGTGAATACTTTGCAGCGGGCGTTGGTTCAAGTATCACGGGCCGTGGTGCAGACTTATTGATCATTGATGATCCACACAGTGAGCAAGATGCGTTATCCGAGACAGCAATGGACAGCGCGTGGGAATGGTACACCTCTGGACCAAGACAACGTCTACAGCCGGGTGGCGCTATCGTTATTGTTATGACACGGTGGTCCACGAAAGATTTAACAGGTAGATTGATAGATGCACAAGCAAAAGAACCAAAGGCGGATCAATGGGAGGTGATAGAGTTCCCGGCGATATTACCAAGTAACAAACCTATATGGCCAGAATACTGGGACATTGATTCATTGACCGCGACCAAGGCTTCACTAACCGAACAGAAATGGCAAGCACAATGGCAGCAAAATCCAACGTCAGAAGAAGGTAGTATTATTAAGCGTGAATGGTGGCAACTATGGGAAGAAGACGACGTACCAGACTTGATACACGTCATACAATCATATGATACAGCGTTCAGTAAAAAAGAAACAGCAGACTACTCAGCTATCACAACGTGGGGTGTATTTAGTCATCCAAGACGCAATCACCCACAAATAGTACTTTTAGATGCAGAAAAAGGAAGATGGGAGTTTACAGAGCTCAAAAAAATTGCTATGGATAAATATAAATACTGGGAACCAGAAACTGTCATTGTAGAAGCAAAAGCTTCTGGACTTCCGCTGACAGATGAGTTAAGATCATCCGGAATACCCGTGGTGAACTTTACTCCAAGCAGGGGCAATGATAAACATGTTCGGGTAAATTCAGTAGCGCCGATGTTTGAATCGGGCCAAGTATGGGCACCAGATGAAAGATGGGCGCAGGACGTTATAGAGGAGTGTGCAGCTTTTCCTTTTGGCGACCATGATGACTATGTGGACTCAACAACACAAGCACTCATGCGATACCGCCAAGGCAACTTTGTTCAACTTCCCGATGACTACTACGACGAACCACGGAACACGGAACCGAGGGAATATTATTAATGAGTTTAAACAGTTACCAGTCGGCCAAAAACGCACACACCTCTGACTGGGTTAGTCGCATGGCGGTGAAAGCCGCCACTGCGATAGGTAAATAAGGAGAAGACAATGGCAGTAAATGACATAAATCAAATGACCAGACCTGTGAGTAGTGCTGTCGTTGATTTTACTAACGATAAAGAAGCAATGATAAAAGCTTTTAACGAGGCTAAAGCCTCTAAATCAAATAGAGTGTCAGACATGGATCGTATGGAAATGTTAAAAGATTCTATGAGAGACGATGAAAATAAAAGAATGCGCTCTCCAAATATTATACAGGTAGCTTTAGAAATAGCTAGATTACAAGGCGATACATCTGAAGACAATATGAATTTAATTGTACGACAACTAGAAGCGTTACTTCCTTCTGTAATACAAACAACAGAAAAAGAAACTACACCAATAATGAGTCAAGGTATTCAAGGCTTTTTCAATAAACTTGGAGTAATGACTGGTCAACAATCTGATCCTATGGTGAATAGAAGCGTAGGATTTGGGAGAGTAAAATAATGGCTAACGATCAAGCAATAGAACAATTAAAACGTCAATTATATTTTGATTTAAAACGTGATGAAGAAATGGCGATGTCTGAATATTTGGTATCACCTATATCTGATTTAGATTTGCGAAACTCTGGTAAAGCAGGTGGAGGCATGGCTAGTTTAAATTATTTACTTAGACCAATTAGCATGGCAGGTGGCGGCTCTCTTGGTGATTCTGTTATAAAAATGGAAACGCTAGTAAAAAAATTAGAACTACAGTCAATACTTCCGTTGGACTTAATAGATAAAATGGAAACAATGAGTTCAAAAGAAATAGACGATTTGTATAATAAATATATTAAAAAATAATGGCTATAGAAAAAGTTAACGAAGAAATTAATCTAGAGATAGCTCCAGATTCAGCACAAGAAATTACAACACCAATGATGGAAGGTGATGCGATGATGTTGGACGATGGTTCAGCAATCGTGAACCCTGTTGAAGATACCTCATTACAAGGTGCATTTAATGCTAACTTAGCAGAACTTATACCGGATGATGAATTAGAGTCATTAGCCGGTGCATTAATAAATGATTATGAATATGACAAAGATGCAAGAGGTGATTGGTTAAAAACATACACCGATGGCCTAGACTTATTAGGATTTAAATACGAAGATAGATCAAAACCATTTGCTGGTGCAACAGGTGTTACACACCCATTACTAGCAGAAACAGTTACACAGTTTCAAGCGCAAGCTTATAAAGAGTTACTCCCTCCCGAAGGTCCTATCCGCACACAAATAGTGGGTGAGATTAATCCAACAATTGAACAACAAGCACAACGTGTAAAAGAGTTCATGAATTATCAGATTAGTTATGAGATGGAAGAGTACGATCAAGAACTTGATCAAATGCTTTTTCATTTACCACTAGCGGGTAGTGCCTTTAAAAAAGTTTACTACGACAGCGTCAAAGGCAGAGCAGTTTCTAAATTTGTTCCTGCTGAAGATGTGGTCATGCCGTATGTGTCTACTGACATGGAGTCATGCGAACGTATTACACATGTTGTTAAAACAATGGGGAACGAGTTACGGAAGAAACAAGTAAGTGGTATGTACCGTGATGTTGATGTTGTTATGTCACAAGTGGATAATAACGACGCACAAGAAAAGTACGATGAGCTTGATGGTGTTGATGCACCACAAAACGCAGAGGAGATAGTACTCTTAGAGTTTCATTGCGATTTGGACATACCCGGTTTCGAAGATAAGAACGCGACAACAGGAGAGCCTACTGGTATAAAGCTACCGTATGTTGTTACTGTTGACGAAGGATCGGGAAAAGTTTTGGCCATATACCGAAACTACCGAGAAAACGATCCTCTCCGAAAAAAGATACAATACTTTGTTCACTACAAGTTTCTACCCGGTCTTGGTTTTTATGGCTTTGGCCTTATCCACATGCTCGGGGGTCTCTCCAGAACTGCTACATCAGCACTCCGTCAACTCATTGATGCAGGTACGTTGTCCAATCTCCCTGCTGGCTTTAAAGCAAGAGGGTTG